CTGATCCTGAAAATCTTAGGATGCTGCGGGCATTGGGGTTGCCAGTCAGTCTAGAGAGCTTGCGCAGCCTTCAGAAGCCTGGTGAAGATCCCGAAGGCGTTAGAACTCTAAGGGCATTGAATATGCCAGTCACCCTGGAGAACTTGCGGAGTCTTCAAAAACCGGAGGCTGATCCTGAAAGCGTCAGGATGCTGCGCGCATTGAATATGCCAGTCACTCTGGAAAACTTGCGGAGTCTTCAGAAGCCGGAGGCTGAACCTGAAGGAGTTAAGACACTTCGTGCATTGAACCTGCCAGTTACCTTGGAGAACTTGCGGAGTCTTCAGAAGCCTGGTGAAGAACCTGAAGGAGTTAAAACACTGCGTGCTTTGAACCTCCCAGTTACTATGGAGAACTTGCGCAATCTTCAGAAGCCGGAGACAGATCCTGAAGGTGTTAGAACACTGAGGGCATTGAACCTTCCCGTTACTATGGAGAACTTGCGCAACCTCCAAAGGCCGGAAGCAGATCCGGAAAGCGTAAAGATGTTGCGTGCGCTGAATCTTCCAGTCACCTTGGAGAACTTGCGCAGCATCCAGAGGCCGGAGGCAGAGCCTGAAGGCGTCAGAACACTGCGCGCATTGAACCTTCCCGTTACGATGGAGAACTTGCAAGCCATTCAAAGGCCAGAAGCAACGCCATCAGAGATCAGGATTCTGGAGGCAACAGGTACGCCAGTTACGCTGCCAAACATAATGAGACTGCGCCAATCTGGTGCAGCGAGTACGACTGTGAATGTCGCAGAGGGACAAAAGGGCTTTGATAACGAGATGAAGTTGGGAGCTGCCTTTAGGGGAGAGCCTATCTACAAAGACTTCAACGAAATGAAGACTGCCTATGGGCAGGTTCTCAGCTCACTGAACCAGGGCACGCCAATCGGTGATGTCGCGGGCGCAACCAAAATAATGAAGTTGCTTGATCCTGGGTCTGTCGTTCGTGAATCTGAATTGGGCATTGCTATGGCAGCGGGTGGCCGCATGGATAGGCTGCGCAATTACTTTGATCTGTGGGCATCAGGTAACAAGCTGACGCCGACGCAGCGCGATGACTTCAAGGCGCTTTCTAATGAGCTGTATGCTGCTGCGGCGCAATCCTACAACGCCAAGCGAAATGAGTACAAAGGCTTCGGTAATGCCTACAACTTCAAGAACCTTGACGCAGCACTCGGTGCTCCAGCTACTGCGCCATCCGTGATGCGCCAGCAGCAGCCTGCTGGTGGCGCTTCGCAGACTCCTGGCGGCGCAGCAAGGCCGTCGCTATCTGACATCTTCACTCGCCAACGATAACAGAGGCACACATCATGGATGGCATTAAGCAGGACATCTCCAAGGCCAGGAAGGCCGGCTACAGTGATGATGAGATCGTCGAGTTTCTTTCCTCGATGCCTACCATTGGCGATCAGATCAACACAGCCATCGGCGCGAACTTCTCATCGAAAGACATTCTGTCTTTCCTCTCTGAGAGAAAGTCTGAATCCTATGAAGCCGGCGCACGATTGCCAACGCCGCTACGCGCAGCGGTCAGCACATTGCAAGGCCCAACGCTTAACTTCTTACCGAGGATTGTTGGTGCTGTTACAGCGCCAATGGCCGCGAGTGAATTTGCTCTGTCTGGCGGGCGCATGGGTACGCCATTAGGCCAAGCCTATGAGGAGGCCCGCGATGTGTTCCGTGGTGCTTCCGAGTCCTTTGAGAAGGAGTACCCAATTTCGGCTGGTGTTTCTCAGGCCGTGGCGAGTCTTCCGGTATCTGCTGCCGCCATACCAACGCGAATCGGTGCGGCTGTGATGCCTGTGGTGAGGCAAGCAGCTCCGTCTGTCGCGCCGACATTGAGCCGCGCCGGCACATACATGACGGGTGCGCCTGCTACTGGTCAGGTCATGGGAATGGGTCAGCGCATGGCGCAGGCCGGTGGCTCTGGGGCTGGTTACGGGTTCGTCAGCGGTTTGGGGTCTGCTTATGAAGAAGACCCGCTAGAGGCGCTGAAAAAAGCCGCAGTAACTGGTGGCTTTGGCGCAACCCTTGGCGCTGCGACGCAGCCAGCAATGGGCGTCTTAGGCGCTGTAGGCCGTCAAGGCATGGCTCGCGTCTCGCCAACTGCTGCTGGCAATTATGCGCAGCAGAAAGTTGCAGAGGCGCTTATCCGCGATGTGCCAGAGGCGCTCGCTCCAAGCGCATTGACCAGAGCGCAGGCCAGATTGCTAACGCTCGGGCCAGAGGCAAGAATCGCTGATGTTGGAGGCAAGTCAACGCGCAACCTTCTTGATGTGCAGGCCACTTTGCCGGGCACTACCTCCGAGGCTGTGGAGCGAGCCATCAGGGAGCGCCAATCTGGCCGCGCCGGTCGGATGATGGCGGCGGCAGATGAGACGCTAGGCACTGGCGGCGCAGGTTACCGCGAATCGATTGATGCGTTTAATGCTCAACGATTCGCGCAATCGCGTCCGTACTACGCCGCGATTGACAGGGCGACCGTTACGGTCAATGACGAGCTGCTCGATGTCCTGAACAAGACGAAGGGCGTGCAGGGACCGACTGAGCTGCTTTATGGCACCAGGACCGGTCAGACGCTTGATCTGTCCAAGCTCAAGAAGGGCGATCAATTGCCCATGAATCTGCTCGATGATCTGAAGCAAACGCTTTTTGATACATCCAGCAGCCTGCGCACCCGTGAAGGCATGGGCGCACAGGCTAGCGCCTATGACTCTGTGCGCCTCAAGCTGATCTCAGAGCTGGAGAAGCAATCTCCAAAAGTCGGAGGACAGTCTGCTTATACGCTGGCGATGAGAACCTGGGCAGGTCCATCGCAGATGCTTCAGGCGGCAGAAAATGGCCGCATGGCAATGACGCAGGACATCTTCGACTTGGGCACCGTCACGCGCAATCTGACTGCCTCTGAAGTTGATGCCTTCAGGATCGGCGCTCTGCAAGCACTTCGCCAGAAGACAGGAACTGAGGCAGGTCAGACATCGCTGCTCAAGATGTGGAAGGAGCCCGCAACGCAGGAGCGCCTCAAGGAAATCTTCGGCAACGATTACCGCGCCTTCGCGGCAGCGGTGGCGCGTGAGGCGCGGCTGAAGGCTCTGGAAAGCACTGGGCGCGGATCGCAGACTGCTGCCCGATTGGCTGGTGCTGCTGATCTTGATGTGGCGCCTCTAGCGCAGACAGCTAGTGCAGTTTCATCTGGCAGTCCTATGGCGATCATCACGGCAGCAACAAACCTGGCTCGCCAGACGCAGACGCCGGAGGCTGTGCGAAATGAAATTGGGCGTATCTTGCTGTCGCGTGATCCGCGCCAGCTTGACCAGCTCACCGATGTCATTCGGCGCGTTAACGAATCAAGAGTCAGAGCAGCAAGCCGCGCTGGCGTTGTCTCTGGTCAAACTGGAAGCATGATCTCTGACTTTTTGGCACCGTAATCATGGCCGACTACATTCGGCCTTAACGCGCCCGCCTCTCAATCAAATCCATCACCGCGGCATCGCCAGCCTGCTCCGCAGTCGGCGCGAACAGCGCCCGGCTTCTCTGCGCAGCGCCATCGCGTGGATCGCATAGGTAGTACACCGCGAGCGACTTACGGTACTGCCCTGGCGGGCAGGAGATTGCATCTGGCAACCCATGCCAGGCGCGCGTGGTGTCAAACACCACTGCGCGATTGAACAGCGGTGCGATTGACTTCACCAGCTCGCCTGGCTTGCCATTGTCATCGCGCCACAGGCCGAGCGCGCCGCCCCATGACTCCTGCCAGTCAGGATTGAGGTACACGATGAGATTTAGGCGGCGCTCCAGCTTGAGCTTGGGGTGGATGCTGTAGTCCAGGTGCGTGTTGAGCTTGCCGCCAGAGCCGTGAATGTGCATCCCGGCACCGTGGAGGCCGTAGTCGGGGAAGAGCCTGCACTTCGTCAGCTCCTCGAAAGGCAAGATGCACTCCAGCGAGTTCATGTCATAGAAGAACCTGTACATGTCCGGCGAGAAGTGGTGCCAGTTGTTGCAGGTCTTCTTCACCTCGATGGCGTTATCGTAGGTGTGCCATGCCGGTGAGTCGAAGGCCGGGAAGTCGCTGGACAGTTGGAGCGCCTGGCGCTCATCCATGAACCCGTCGATGACAAGATGCGGGAATGGGTCGAGGCTATCCCACTTCATTGGCGGGCACCGTAGGCGGCGATCAGCGTGGCATCGCTGCGACCATCGTCCTTCACGCGCTTGAACAGTTCAGCGTGCGCGGGGAAGAGCTGGGCGGCGCGATAGCGCGAGCCATCCTTTCCCTGCGGGACATCGAGCGCCTTCTGCCAGGTTCGCGGTGGGATCGTCGTGGTGGCGATGTCGAGCGCCGCGAGGATGCCGAGGACTACACCGAGGCTCTGGCCCATGCTGAACATTGACGTTACGCCCTGACCGGGCATCGCATTAAGGCGCTCAAGGTACGCGCTGCTGGGTGCTGCCTGCCTGATAAGGCGGGCCAGCTCGGCGGCGTTGACCATGCGCTTGTTCTTGCCGTTACGCTCCATGCTGAAGGTCGGCATATCGTGGACTTCGAGGAGTTGTCCGTCCTCGACGAGCGCGATGGCGCCATTGAGGCCGATGTCGATGCCGAGTGTTCTCACGCTTGCTGCGCCTGCTGCGCTTTTTGCGCCTCTGCGAGCTTTTGAAGGCGTGCAGCCACCAAGGCATCGACTGCTTGCTGGAGACGCACCACGGCGCTGTAAAGCGGCTCTGTGACGCCGTTAGACCAGCGGCTTACCTGCGACTGATCGATCTCAGCGACGCGGCAGACATCGCTGATCTTGAAGCCGGCAGCTTCGGCCCTGGCCTTGATGTCAGAAAGTGCTTGCTGGGCGAGAGTCTTCATGCCTAGAATTGTAAGCCCAGCATGACTTATCAGTCAAACGATAGGGCAAAAAAGGGGGCGAGGTAGAACCCCGCCCCGAAGCATGGCAACTGCGGGGAGACTCCGCAGCGGGAGGCGTGAGAAACTCAAAAACCCGCGCCTCAAGGGTGATTATGAGGCTTGTAATAGTTGAGTGAAGTGTAGGGGAGTTGACAGGATCGTCAAAAGATTTATGATTCAGTCATCAGCAACAACCAAGGAGATCCTTGAATGACCACCACCCGCAAGCACCCGCGCACCATCGAAGAGGCCTTCGGCCCTTACGAGAGGGGCGCCATTTACGAGGAGGTTGATCCGATGCCGATGGTCGACAAGGTGATCCTCTCCATCAGCGCATTCGTCGCGGTTGGTCTGCTCGGCTGCATCTTGTTTGGGGTGATCCAATGAAGGAGCAGCAACTCAAGGAGATCGTCGAGCAGATCTCGACTGAGATGGCCTATCGCTCAAGCGCGATCGGAATCCTGACCTCGGCTGACTTGCGCCAGATCATTGAGCGTGCGGCAGAGCAGGGGGCTATCGCCGGCTGGCTGTGCGGTATGCGCACCGCAAGCAACATTGTTAAGCAACAGAAGGAGGCATTGAGCCATGACTGACGACGAAATCCTCAAGCTCTGGCGCCAGCACTATGAGGTGCTGGGCTTTGCTCACGCTTTGATGGAGAAGATGAAGCAGGAGACGCAGCGCGAGCCTGTCGCGTACATGGCAACGAATGCGCTGGGGCTGAAGTTCTTCCGCTCGCGCCGGCCTGATGATGTCTACAAGCCTGTGCCTCTGTATGACTTGAGAGAAAAGCCATGACTGACGACGAGATGCCTGACGGCACCATCAGATGCTGGGGGACTAAGTGACTGATCAAAAGCGCATCACCATCCCTGTCTCAACAGACATCGACAAGATCAGAGACAGGCTGGAGCGCGACACCGGGGTCAAGATGACTTACACGCAGGTCTTCAACTTCCTGGTTCACTTTTATGTACAACGGGCCAACGAGCCTAAGAGCAGATGGAGGTCAATGGAATGAGCATCGAAGCAATGAAGCAGGCGCTGGAGGCGCTGACGCGCATTTGGGAGGACGGGCTTGAGAACTTCCCAGAATCTGGACATGACGCAGCCATCACCGCACTCCGCACCGCCATCGAGCAGGCTGAGAAGCAGGAGCCTGTGGCGTGGCTGTACTGGGATTCTTGGGGGACGATGAAGCTGTCACAAATTATGCCGCCGCCTATCGGAGCGTTTCCGGTCTACACCACCCCACCCGCAGCACAGCGCCAGCCGTTGACGGAGGATGAAGTCTTGCGGTTGTGGGCTGGTGACGTATCACGCCCGGTGCTTGGCAAAAACAAAGTTCTGGCATTCGCCCGCGCAATTGCTGCCGCCTACGGCATCACAGGAGAGAACACATGACCAACGAGATTAAAAAAGAAGCCAGCCGCTTACTCGGCAACATGAGCAGCATGGCTGGGTATCACGGTACATGCAGCGCGGCAGTGGCTGATTACATTGCTGAAAACTACAGCATGACCGTGTTTTGTAACGGCTATCTTCGCAACATTGTTTTTGCCCCAGCCACTCGCAACCACTACTCATTTAAAACGGAGGCCGCATGGACGCAATTGAACAACTGAAATCTGTGCTTTGTGACCCCGAGGGGAAGTGCTGCATTGCTGGGTCAGACGAAGATCGTGCGATTATTGATCGCGCATTGCAAGCCTTGACACAGCGCACTACTCCACCCGCAGCACAGCCAGCACCTGTGCAGGAGCCTGTGGCGTGGGCCGTGTTTGAGGGGCGGAACGCGCATGACCTGTACCTGCCTCAAGAGTACGTCGAGGCTCTGAAGATGGCGGAATACAAAGGCGATCACGCTGAAGTTAAGCCGCTCTACACCGCCCCACCAGCACAGCGCCAGCCGTTGACGGAAGAGTACCTCATTGCACATTTCAATTTCAGGCCTCGGGTTGATACCGGCTCGTTGATGTCTTTTATAAATGCCGTCCGGTTTGCCGAAGCCGCGCACGGCATTAAGGGGGAAGCATGAGAACCCACAAGGACAAGCTACAGGCGCTGCTCAGTTACCTGAGCATCAACGTCTCCATTACGTCTCACCGCTTGTTGTCTGAAAAGGCTTACGACTGGAACGACGAAGTATTGAGTTGGTACTGTTTGATTCTGTGGGCCGAAAGCAAGGATGACCGCGCTCAGTTGTGGAAGTGGTTCAAGCACGAATACTCAGATGCCATGTTGCTCAAGGAGGGCTACTATGAGACGTACAAGTGACATCATCCGCATGGCGCGGGAGTGGCTCCCGAAAGCGTATCGCGACGGCGATGTTGGTGACGAACCGAAGTTCACAAAACACAACATGGAAGTTGCATTTTCCGCAGGAGCCGCAGCCGAGCGCGAGGCGTGTGCAGCACTACTGGAAGAAAACGCCATGCACTGCACACACCCTCTTTTTCGCAGCCTGCTGCAAGCAAATGCCGCAGCTATTAGAGCGATGGGGAACACATGACAAAAGAAAAGATCATCGAAGCACTCAAGCTGGCGCAGGACGCGCTGCATATGGCAACGCTGCCATTCCCCATTGACGAGGCCAAGACCCTTAAGGCGCTTCATGCTGTTGATGACGCGCTCGACGCGATGCCTCTGTTCAGCGACTGGCCTGGAGGATTCCCCTTCAAGCCTTGCATTCTGTGCGCTAACAAGTGCAACGAAGGCAGGGACTGCCCCGCGAGAAATAAGAAGTGACGGCGAAAAAGGGAAGCCGCGTCAGGGCGGTGCGCGCTCTCCTGCGAGCCGCAGAGGATGGGATGACTGTGCAAGAGATACGGATACAGCTTCCGAAAGTCGATCAAGCACATCTCTCGCGGATCTTGCGCTCAATGCCGGATGCATACATCGATCGCTGGGTCAGCGTATCAGGCGATCGCTGGCATCGAGCAGTGTGGGCCGTAGTGATACCACCAGAAGATTGCCCAAGACCTCACAAGAAGGATGACTACTATGACTGACCCATTCAAGATAGACAGCCCGACCTGCAACAGCTTCAGCGGTGGCAGGACGAGCGCGTATATGCTTTGGCGCGTGCTGCAATCAAATGGTGGGCTGCCAGCAGATGCGGCAGTGTGCTTCGCGAACACAGGCCGCGAGGATGAAGCAACGCTGCGTTTTGTCCGTGACTGCGGTGAGCAGTGGAATGTGCCGATCACCTGGGTGGAGTTCCAGCAGGAAGATCCGATGTTCAAGGTTGTGTCATTCAGCACCGCAAGCCGCGATGGCGAACCATTTGAAGCGGTGATCCGGAAGCGCAACTATCTGCCCAACCCGGTGACGAGGTTCTGCACCAGTGAACTCAAGATCCGCACCATGCATAAGTGGCTCAGGGCCAACTGGCAGGCGCTCGGCTGGGATGCTCATAACCTCGAATGGAATCAGATGATCGGCATCAGGGCCGATGAGCAGCGCAGAGTCGCAAAGATTAGAGCAAGAGGACACAGCACAGAAACCACGAAGGAAACCATGCTGATGCCGCTGGCCGATGCAAATGTTTCGCTCAGTGAGATCGATAGATTCTGGGCGCAGCAACCATTTAGGCTTGAGCTGCCAACACACAACGGCAGGACACTTGCAGGCAATTGTGATCTCTGCTTTCTTAAACCAGCTAACCAAGTGTTTACGCTTATTAAAGAAAATCCAGAGCGAGCTGTCTGGTGGGCGAAGATGGAGGCGCTGGCGCTGGAGCTGGCGTCTAAGCCTGACGGCGCTGTTTTCCGTAAGGATCGGCCAAATTACGCTCAGATGGCAAGGTTCGCGCAAGACCAGCGCGATATGTTTGACAAGAACGAAGAAGGCATTGCCTGCTTCTGCGGAGATTAAAAATGAAGACAACACTCACCGAAAACGAGCGCGGCATCATGCGCCAGCACATCATCTTCCTCGGCACGCAGCTCGAAGCAGAGAGGAAAAGCAATCAGGAAAAGGCAGAGCTGCTCAAGCGTATGCAGGACCGCGAAGACCTCGGTTGGGCCGTCAGTGATGAGGTGCGCTCGCTCGCGTATCGGCTCCTCATCGACGACGCATTTCGCGCTAAGGAGACTTCCGATGAAGCCCCTTGAACTCAGACCATCAGCAGCCTCGCGCTGGATCGCGTGCCCAGCCAGCGCGCTGCTCTCAAAGGACATCCCGCCAACACCGTCAGGAGATGCCGCGCAAGCTGGCACAGCCATTCACGCGCTCGCGGAGTACTGCTACCAGTTTGAAGATGACGCGATGACATTCGAGGGCGATTCGATGGAAGGCGTTAAGTTCGCTAAGTGGCACTGCGAGATGGCAGCAAGTCATGTCGATGCCATCAAGGATCTAGAGAAGTTAGCAGGCAAAAGAAACATCAGAGTCGAGGAGAAGGTCAGCTACTGCGAGAGCGAGGCAGTCACGCTGCGAGGCACCGCAGATGTCATTGCGCTGGCGAAGGACATGGACTGCATCATCGTCCTCGACCTCAAGACGGGCGCGCAGTACGTCGACGAGGACTCGGATCAGCTCAAGATCTACGCGCTTGCGGCCCTCAATAAGTTCAACCTCGACATCGGCATGGTGGAGCTACAAATCAACCAGCCGCGCACTGGTGGTCTTCGAGTTCACGCGATGAAGATCAATGAGCTGCGGGCATGGGAACACGAAACACTCATACCGGCCATCGTCGCGGCAACAGATCCAGCAACGCAGCCAACGCCATCAGAGAAGGCGTGCCAGTACTGCCCAGCAAAGCTCACCTGCCCAGCTCAGGCCGCTGCTTTTGAGCTTGTGGCATCGCAGGAGCCTGGCATTACCACCATGAGCAAGGACGAGATCAAGCAGGTCATGGTGCGGCTGACAGATCAACAGGTCAGCGATCTCCTAGACCGCGCTCCCATCGTCGAGGCATTCGTCGATTCGCTGCGCAAACACGCGAAGGAGCGTATGGAGCAAGGCGGCATCCTGCCGGGTTGGCAACTCGCACCCAAGCGCGCTATGCGCAAGTGGGTCAGCGAGCAGTCAGCAAAGCAAGCACTCACTGATGCTGGAGTGCCTGTGGATAAGCTGTACACAACTGATTTCATTTCGCCAGCAGAGGCAGAGAAGCTGCTGGACAAAGAGCAAAGGGAGATCCTTGAAGGGCTGACCAAGAAGGAAAGCTCGGGGGTAACCATTGCAAGGGACGCAAGCCTGCGTCAATAATGCCCGTCCTGGGCGAACTTCAACCTCAAGAAAGCGAAACGCAAAATGCTTAATCTCTCATCTGGCGGCGGCAGCGGAAACTTCATCCGATTCAGCCCCGCAGCAAACGCATGGACGAACTCTAGCAACGAGGAAATCCAGATCAAGAAAGTTGTCTTCGACATCGACAACGTGCAGACCGGCTGGCTTCAGCTCGGTGTTGGTGTGCGCGACTGGCAACCCGATGCAACCGTGGGCCGTAAGGGCGCGCAGCCTACGCCGGACCACAAGCGCGGGTTCTCCGTGAAGTTCTACAACAAGCAGCTCGGCACCTGCGAGTGGAGCAGTAACGGAGTCGGACCGAATATGGGTCTGGAGCAGATCTACGTCAAGTGCATCGAGGATCGCAAGACGATCCCTATGAACGCATCACTGCTGCCCGTCATTGAGTACAAGGGCAGCAAGATGGAGAAGATCGGGAAGGGCACAACCCGCATCCCGCAGTTCGACGTGACTGATTGGATTGCTCGGCCAGCAGGGATGGATGAGTCTGGCGGTGGTGGCGTGGAGGAGGAATACGTCGCAGCCGCACCAGCACCTGCAACCGCTCGCGCGCCTGCGGCGAAGACAGCAGCGCAGAGGGCGGTCGAGGAAAACGACGACGAGATGTTTTGACTTGACGCGATAGAGAAGACCGGGACCGCGTGTCCCGGTTTTTTTGACTCTAAAAATGAAAGCTGCAAATGCAAGCTGAAGAAATCGCAAAAACTCTGGGCAACGCAAAGAAGGTCAATGGTCAGTGGCTCGCCTCATGCCCAGTTTCCGGCCACGGCAGGGGCAATGGGGACAAGAACCCGTCACTGTCAATCAGCGACGGCGAGGACGGTAAACCTCTCTTCCACTGTCACGGCGGCTGCGATCAGCACACCGTCTTCTCCACGATGAGGGATCGCGGCCTGCTGCCGGAGCTGGAGGCGCGTCCTGAACTTCTCTCACGCATACAGCCGCCAGCAGTCAGCAGGCAGCTTGAGCAGGAGTGGAACTACACCGACGAGGAGGGCGTGGTGCTGTTCATCAAGCAGCGATACAGGACAACGGACTCGAAGGGCAAGGACTATAAGCTCATCAAGGTCGACGAGGCAGGCCGAAGGCACGCGACTATGGGAGATGCCAGGATCGTGCCTTATCGCTTGCCTGAGCTTCTCGATGCTGTGGGCAAGGGACGCTACGTCTACCTCACGGAAGGAGAGAAGGCAGCAGACGCAATCATCTCGCTCGGGTCTGTCGCAACTACGTCGCACGCAGGATCTGGGCACTGGCCCGAGACGATCACGCAATACTTTGTAGGCGCAAACGTCGTCATCCTGCCGGACAACGACGCGCCGGGCTGGAAGTACGCAAAGAGGGCAGCAGCCAAGATCCTGCCGCTGGCGAAGTCAGTCAGGGTCATAGACCTTGGCGGCGATGACCTGGGCGACGATGCCTACGAGTGGATCTACAAGCAAGGCAAGACGCGGCAAGACCTTGCCGATATGGTCAAGCGCCAGGCGCCGCTGACCAGCGAGGCAGAGGTCCAGGTGCCGGAGCGCCTGCGCGAGAAGCCACCCGAGGCAGCGCCGCCAGAGGCAGCAGCGCCAGCAGTCACCGCGACAGCGCAGATCGCCACCAGAGAACCAGAGGTTCCAGAGTCCGGATTGCCGCTCAAGAGAACACTCAAGCTCGAAGCCTTCGATGACATCACCGACGAGCCGGTCGAGTGGCTCATCGACAGGGTCATCCCGAGGAAAGGATTTGTGGCGCTGTATGGGCCTCCGGGATCATTTAAGAGCTTCATCGCCTTGGACATAGCGGCGTCGATCGCCCGCTCTGCACAGTGGTTCGGCCATGAAGCAACGCCAACGGAGAACGGAGCAGTCATCTACATCGCCGGCGAAGGCCACGGCGGCATAGGGGCGCGGATTAAAGCCTGCCGCATCCACCACCAGATTGAGGCGGGCACGCCGATCTACTTCCTGCGCCATCAAGTCAATCTGCGCAGCAGCGAGGACGACTTTTCAAGCCTGATCTTCGCCATAAGGGATCTGGTGCTGGCGCTGGGCGTGAAGGTCGATTTGATCGTCATCGATACGCTAGCCAGAGCTTTCGGCGGTGGAAATGAGAACTCCAGTGAGGATATGGGAGCCTTCATCTCGGCCTGCGGTCACCTTCAAGGCGAGTTCCAGGCCGCGCTGATGGTCATCCATCACAGCGGTAAGGACGCCGCGAAGGGTCTGCGGGGACATTCATCGCTGCTCGGAGCAGTCGATACGGAGCTGGAGCTGCTGCGATTCGAGGGTCAGCAGAAGGGCATTCTGACGGTTTCAAAGCAAAAGGACGGCGAGGATGGGCTGCGGTTTGGGTTCGAGATGGTCGAGATCGATATCGATGGTGACCGCGAAGGAAGCCTAAGCCTTGATGAGCCGCGCAAGTCTCTGGCCGTCAGTCCAAGCGATGATGTGCTGAAAAATAAGGCAGATGAGGCAAGGAAATCTAACCTCAATCGCAGTGGCAAGGGACATAACCAGCGACTGTCGATCGATGCGCTAAGGGATGCGATTAATACTAAAGGATTGCATTGGAAGGTGTCGGTGGGTACCAGAAAGGTGGTCAGGTTGGAGGATTGGAGGGCTGCTTTTGCTCAAAAATTAGGCAGCGATGACGTGGGAGAGTCTTCCTTTAAGAAGGCTTGGGGCAGGGTAAGGGACGCGGAGAAGATGCCTTCATGGGTTCGGATAGAGGGTGAAAATGTCTGGATCGAGGATGAGAGCCGTGACAAAAGTGAGAACTTCTAATTTGGGACAAATGGGACAAATGGGGGACAAATCGGCCCGATTTGTCCCGCCGGAAAAGAGGGGACAAATCGTCACAAGGGTATACCTGTGACGATTTGTCCCATCCATTTCCCATTTGTCTCGATAAGTTGGTGTCTACTAACTTAAAAGATCAAACAGGATTACATTATGGTGAAGAAAAGAGCGGGTGCGGATCGGTTGTCGGGGAAGACTCCAGCGCCTTTAGCGGTCAAGTATCCAGAGTCAGAGTTCTCGCGGTTGCAGCGGGCGAAGATCGTGGAGGTGGATGTCGCGCAGTCTCAGCATGAGGAGGTGTGGGGTATTGGTAGGGTGACTACTTTAGTTCCTACTGAGTTTCGGGTGAAGTTTTACGCTCAGTCGGAGAGGATCTGGTCGGCTCAGGAGGCTCAGGATGAACAGAAGTTCGTCGCGGCTTGCGATGGAATGGTCAGGGCTTACAAAGCGATGTCGAGCTGGGCGCAGGCCGAAGGCTTGCAGCCAGTCAGCCAGGTAAAGGCAATCGAAGCAGATACACATCTCGGCGTCATGGCTATCGTCAAGGATGAGGATGACGCAAATCAGTACCTGGCGATCCGAAAGGATGTGAAGCAGGTCTGGACAGTCAGCGAGATCGCGCAGCTTCTCAACGCAGGGATCGGACAAACAATGGCAGAACTCAAGGCGAATCTGCCATTTCGCGGAGCTGTGGTGTCGGTGAAGCAGGAAAGCGAACAAGGGACAAAGGAAAGCGTCCAGAAGGCCAGCGGCGAAGCAGTGGGCCGTGGGGGGGCTTCAGGGTTCGAGGATCTGGAAAACGATCTGGATGTTGATAAAGAGTCCGAGATGCCTAAAATGTTCCACATACCTGATGACGTTAGGAAGGGATGACCATGAAGGGCTTAAAACGAGGTTTCTGGGCGCTTGCGGCGCAAGGTGAGGTCAATGTGCTGCTGGATCGTGGAAGCGGTTGGAGGGGGTTTTAATGGCAGGGACGCCAAAGTTCCATTCGGACATGAAGATGCTGGCGAAACTGCCAGATGACATGATCTGGTCCATGATTGAAGCCGGCAAAACGTACACCGAGATCTGCTTTGAAATGGGGATCAGCCGCAAGGCGCTAGAACGCTGGATTGACGACAACGATCCAGATGGAGATAAAATCGCGCGTGCACGCGCACGAGCGGCTGACGAACTCGTCACGGAGACTCTGGGCATTGCGGATCGCAGCGATCCCGAGCACTCCGCGCATACGCGGGTTCGCATCCAGGCGCGCCAGTGGGTAGCGGAACGCTGGAACCGTAAGGCTTATGGCACGCAAAGCGGCCCATCAATCACGCTGAACATCACCGACCTGCGCCTTAACGCGCTGCGTCACGCCGAGGTCATCGAGGACTTATCCACAGGTGACGTGCCAAAGTTATCCACAAATTGACGTTTTGCGCATGGCGCTGCACAGAAAAGCAGCAAAACGCGCATCTGGCGCTGCGGTTCACTTAACATAATAACCATCGTGCGAAACGCAATCTGTAAGATCCGCGTAAGTAAGCAATGGAATCAACGACTTAGCAGCGATGCGCGGAACTGGAAGGCGAGCGAAGTTATCCACAGCGCGGCGCTCAAGCGCCTGGCTGCGCGGGGAAGCCGCCTCGGCCTGCGGCCAGCGCGACACCCCCCCCCGGTCGGCGCGCGGCGGGGGGCGGTCGACGGCGGCGCCCCACAGATACCGCCACCACAGATTTGAGATGCCCTTCAGATGCCCTTCAGATGCCCCATAATCACGCAACGCTGCCCCCACCCCCATCCACCATCGCGGTAAAAAGTGCCAGCCCAAAAAAATTTAGAAATCCCGATTGAGCAAAACCCGTTTGTCGAGTTCGTCAAGCGGTATCGCAAGAATCCGGTTTTGTTTGTGCGCGAGGTGTTGAACACGACGCCTGACCAGTGGCAGATAGAGTTCCTCAATCACATCGCGGCGAACAATAGGCGCATCAGCGTCCGTAGCGGCCACGGCGTTGGCAAGTCAACTGCTGCCGCATGGGCGATGCTGTGGTATTTGTTCCTGCGGTTCCCGGTGAAGATTGTCGTCACGGCGCCCACATCCAGCCAGCTTTACGATGCCTTGTTCGCGGAGGTCAAACGCTGGGTGAAGGTGTTGCCTAAGACATTGCAGGATCAGCTTGAGGTCAAGCAGGACCGGATTGAGCTGAAGGACGCGAACAATGAGGGGTTTATATCGGCAAGGACAAGCCGCGCAGAGCAGCCCGAGGCGCTCCAGGGCGTTCACAGCGACAACGTGATGCTGGTGGCTGATGAGGCTAGCGGTATACCGGAGCAGGTGTTCGAGGCTGCGGCTGGCTCGATGTCGGGTCACAGCGCCGTGACTTTGCTGCTTGGCAACCCGGTACGCTCCAGCGGCTTCTTCTTTGATACGCACAACCGTCTCTCACAAGACTGGGTGACGATGAAGGTGAGCTGCGAGGACTCGCCGAGGGTGAGCGAGGCTTACGTCGAGGAGATGAAGTCACGTTACGGTGAGGAGTCAAACGCGTACAGGATTCGCGTACTTGGTGAGTTTCCGAGGAGCGACGACGACACGGTGATCCCGATGGAGTTGCTTGAGATGGCAATGGCGCGGGATGTGACACCAAGCGCGCACGCGCCGGTGGTGTGGGGTTTGGACGTGGCGCGATTTGGAAGTGACAGAAGCGCGTTGTGCAAGAGACAGGGTAATGCGATTTTGGAGCCGATCAAGACGTGGAAGAACCTGGATCTGATGCAGCTTACTGGTGCAGTGGTGGCTGAATACGAGGTTTTAATGCCGAATCAGCGCCCAAGAGAGATCCTGGTGGACAGCATTGGATTAGGCGCTGGCGTGGTTGACAGGCTGCGTGAGCTTAATCTGCCGGCTCGCGGGATCAATGTCGCGGAGTCCCCTGCGATGGGTACGACTTACAGGAACCTCAAGGCTGAACTCTGGCACAAGGCCAAGGCGTGGCTTGAGGCGCGTGACTGCTGGATGCCCAAGGATGAGCTATTGGTGGCCGAGCTGGCAACTGTGAGGTACAGCTTCACCAGCAGCGGGAAGATCCAGATTGAGGGTAAGGATGAGATCAGGAAGCGCGGCCTGGCTTCCCCGGATCGCGCTGATGCGTTTTGCTTGACGTTTGCTGGTGATGCGGTGATTGGTGCGTATGGGTCTAGCGCGAGCAGCAAGTGGAGCCAACCTTTACGAAGGAACATTCCTCGGGTAGCATGATGCAAATTAAGGAGTAACC